AAAGGATGCGGTTATGTTCCTCGATGATATGGCCTCTCCTGAGCTGAGAAATGCTGCCAAAGAAGCGAAGCTGGCTGGCTTCCAAATGGCGGCTAACCCACCAGCACCAGGAGAACCAGGACAGGGGCAACAAGCAGGCCAGTCCCCATCTAAGGCTGCTCCACAAGAAGATGAGGAAGAAGAGGAAGAGACGCCACCGGCCAAGCAGAAGCAACCAGCACCCAAACGCGATACGATGGCAGCGCTTGAGCGGCTCATTGAACGGTTAGAGCGACGACTGGGAGAGGAGGATCATCATGGTGGATCACCAGAAGAACCAGGCGTTTTGGGAAGAACTTCAGAAGCTGCCACAGGGGGAGCAGATGCGACTGATTCAGTGGCTCTTGATGACGCGCTTCTACAGCGGGAACTTTCACAGGAGTGGAGACGCTGGCGACACCGCGCCCTCGACGACATCAAAGCAGGGAAGCCCTTTCGCGGCTTTACCACTACCTTAATTTCACCCGTGATCCACGAGGGCATCTCCAAATCGTTACAGTTGTGCAAGACAGCGGATCATGTGCGAGCCGTGTTCGGGCGGGCTGAGGAGATGATCGATCCTGGGCGGGTGTATGACCCAGTGAGTGATGAGTGGCGGGTGTTTGAGATGATGGAGGGAGCGGCATGACGATGTGCCTCACAAAAGGCTTTGGCCCCTGTTGCTGCCTCAAACCCAAAGTGCGATGGTGTCCGACCTGCCAGGAGTGGATTTGCCGCTCGCTCTCGGAGTATCATCTCTGCTTTGCCCGCATTCGATTCGGCGCAGAGATCATTCATGCGCTGCACGCTCGTATCAAGGCGAAGGAGGTCTCTCATGCCTGAGCCAAAGAACCAGCGCAAACCAGCCCGTGCCGTGCTGCCACAACTCATGAAGTGGCAAGACAATTGTGGATGTCCCATTTGTAGCCAGAACGCCAACCAAGTACGTGCTCAAGGCCAGGCATACCCGTCGGGCCATAAGTTACCAGCCGTTCACGACGGCTGCACTTGCGAGTTGACCCCCGTAGCACAAGAAGAACAATAGAGGAAAAGACATGGAATCAGAGAGACTTGTATCGTTACAGAGCCTGATAGAAGGACAAATCGTCCATTTTGTTCAGCAACTCCCTGGACAGGTAGGGACAACAGAATATGCGGCTCTCGTTTCAAGGGTCCATCAGGAGCATCATCCAGAGGACTATCCTGCTGGCTCAATCGAGGCCGCTGGTGATCGACATGAGGCAGGCGACGTAACACTTTTTGCCTTCATGGAAAATAGCCCTGTCGTCGTCCACAACGTCCCCTATTCGCCTTTCAAACATCCCAATACTTGGCATTGGATGGAAGCATGAGCCTAGAGCCGATCATCAATCAGCTTATCCAGGAGACACAGGCAGACACCAACCTCATCTCCGATGGCTATCATACCTTTGGGGAGTTATACGCGCATCGAATTGCTTTGTTTATTGCTTTATGCAAGGCCATTGATGAGCATGAGAGCTTTCTCATTAAAAGCGGAAAGCTAAACCTCAGCCGGATAACCGTGTGGAGATCACAACGGCATTCCGATGGAGAACTTGCCTTTGGTGGAGGATGGTTTATCTTGGGCATTTGGCAAGAGCCTGGCAAACAAATCACCTATCATCTTCCTCTTTCGGAGTGGGATAAGACAGACTTTGCCGTGACTCTTGAGAAAGCGCCGAAGTTCGATGGGCATACTCCTACCGATGTTGTGACGAGATTAGGGAGGCTATAGCATGAACGAATTGATAGAAGAGAGAATGGAGCGCTTACAACAGTGTACCGAGGTTCAGTGCCGTGACGGGAACTGGAACTGGGACGCCTACATGATGGGACTAGCCAATGGGCTGATCCTGGCTGAGCATATTATCTTTGACCGTGAAGGGGAACCGGCCTACAAGAGCGCACCAGAGGAATGGCGCAAAGATCGCTGTCCCTGGATGAAGGAAGCAGAGAAGCCTCGTGAATGGATGAAGGAAGCAGAGAAGCCTCTCTTTCCAGACGTATCCACTCAGATCATTACAGAGGAATATCAGGATGCTACGCTCTGAACTCACCGATGAGGACGCTACTCGCATTCTTGCCGGTCATGCTCGCAATATGGTTGCAGCCCCTGGTGTCACCTTCTCCCCCTGGCGACATCTGGACCTGTCTTATCAAGATGGCATGCTCTGTCTCGTGCAAGGCAATGGAGTGCGGTCACTCTTTCCAGTGGAAGAGGTCTATGGAAGTACGGATGAGGAATTAGCGCAAAGGATTTTGAAAGGGATTGGCCAATGAGTGAGCAACGTTGCCCCATTTGTGGCAAACGCTATGGATATCCCAAGCATACCAAACGGTATGAAACTGAGGCGGGTGCAGTCACGGTGAATTTCTACGTGACCAACCACACGGAGCCGATCTGTCAGGGACATAGGATCCATGATGGGCTGCTCGTCGATGATGAAGAGAACTCTTCTCGACCTGCTCCCTATGGAATATCTGCCATTGAGCGGCTCATGAGACTGGCTGAGAAAGACTTGCCTGGCGAAGAGGAGCAGGTTGCCATCCCCCAAGCCTTCTATGACGCCTTTGCTGACGAAGAAGAGATTTGAAAGGAGCACTTATGCGCTGCCCCCATTGCGGCAACGAAATCATCCGACCGACACCGTTGGACTTCACGGGACCAGATCTAACTACATTCAACCCGTTGACGGTCAATCTGACAGCCGGATGCTCAGCCACGTACCCGACCACTATCACTTTTAATGGCACCAATCTCCCCATTACCTGGACATTTGATGAGAGAGGGAATCGGATAGGGCATTCACCCCCAGTCCCACCTATTATTGACTCAACCATAGAAGAGAAAGAGCAGGATCAAGAATGAGTACAGCAACAAAGCTTCCTTTGGGAAGCACGAGAGAAACTATCCCCTTCTCATCAGAAAGCCAACCACCCACGCTTCATGACCTGTCCGAAGCCGCCTGGCAACGCCTCGAACTCCTCATTACGCGCAACATCGAATTCGCTGTGCGCCGTCTTGTCGAGGAGTTCATGCTGGCCCGCAATCCCTTGCCTGTCGTCCCACAGGCGGAACATCACAAGCCCACACAAGAGAGGGTGAAGGGACAAGAGGCAGCACAAGCACCAAAAGCAGAGGAGATCACCGCAGACGAGGAGCAATCTGTCCCACGACCGCGCCGGTATCTTTATGGCCGGTATCAAATCCAGGACAAGGAAGGCAAGTGGGTATGGGAGGACTAACCCCCGAACGTATCAGCTTCCAAGATAGCATACGGATTAGACCGTTAAGTAGCGAGGGAGAGCAGAATATGGCAGAGCAGCAGACATTACCGGGATTGCCAATAGTGTGTCCCATCTGGAAGTCAACTATAGTGAGAGTTATCGCGGACGGATTAGAGATAAAGTGTAAGAGTTGCAGAGGATTGCGGCATATCGTGAGCAGGGTGGAACTGGAACAGAAATGGAAAGAGCTTGCTGCACAAGAGGCCGCCAAATAGCAGGACGTAGCTTGAGTCTATGCTGCTAGCGGGAATCGAACCCGCGTCCTCCCTACCACGGGGCGGCTATAGCTCAGAGCTATAGCAGACCATTCGGCTACTGATAGGTCGGTGCATCAACCCTACGTTCACCTAGACATCTGTATGCACCAGACGCCATAAGCATCATAGCAGAGATGTCAATTGCCCGATGTGCTATCATGGAGGCAAAAGGGGGCAAAGCATGAACCGAGAGATCAAGTTTCAGTTCTGGAACCGAGAGACACACGAGATGCTCACCTGGGAAGATGTTCTCGTGGAAGAACTCGATGGCGTCGGTGTCTACTTCAATTGGCCACAGCGCTATACCCCGCGTGAGTACACAGGACGAGTTGACAAGAACAAGCGTGAGGTCTACGAGGGAGATATTGTCGATCTGCACGGGCATCGTGGCGTGATTGTCTGGGACTTCCCCGTTGATGGCTGGCGTCTCTCCATGCATCATCAAATGCTCATGACGGATCAGGAGATGGTGGTCATCGGGAATCGATGGGAAACCCCTCATCTCCTATCAAGTGAGGAGAACGCATGAGCGAACAAGACCAACAAGAAGCCCTAATTGCCTACCTGCTTCATCTGGCCTCGCGCATCAGCGACTTGGAGGAGCAGGTGGAGTCTCTCACTCACCACTGGCACCAAGGGATGTCTCAGCCGTTCATGCGAGCACGCCAATCGGAGCATGATACTCAGCCGTTGGAAGAGCAGGGCGCAATTGCTGATTTCTGACCAGAATACGAACTTGCTCCGGCTCATGATGTGCTTGCTTGCAATAGTTCGCCTTTGCTGCTATACTAGCAACAAGTAAGTAGAATACAGGCTGCTAAACCAGCAGAGTTGCAAGGCCATCAACCCAAGATGTTGGGGAGGATGGCTTTCTTTATGCCTCAAACTACCGCACAGACCTTCGAGGCCGATATCCTCCAAGCACTGTCTCGCTGTGGGATTGATCCCGAAGTGCTCAGTGCTGAAGAGGCAGAAATCGCCCGCCGGTACTTTTCCCAAAAGGAAAGGGACTCGATGCCAGAGAGTTCCTTTTGTGGTCCAGGGAAGAGTTTCCCAATCACCTCGCAAGCTGATGTAAATAACGCTGCTCGTCTCATCGGACATGCAGACAACCCCGACGCTGTAAAAGCTTGCATCAAGCGCAAAGCCAAAGCAAACGGGTGGTCCATACCAGATGCATGGAAAAGTGATTCAGATTCCGACTCATCCGACGACGGAGACCGTCTCGCATCCCCTGTCCTCATCCGTGCCGATGGCTCCCACGACCCCATGACCGGCACCCATTCCCACGCGCACAAAGCCTTCGGCGCATCCGGCGGCGACGACCTGCACGCCCACAAGCACTCTCATAATGACGATGCTAACCACGACCATTCCCACGCGAAAGCCGATGACTCCGATGGTGACGGCGATGAAGAGCGTGCAGCAGAACCTGTCGAGCGGGTGACGATGCCAGAACACCCTCATCTCTATCTCCCCATTACCAGGATCGATAACGATAAGTGGGAGGTGGAAGGTGTCGCTACCTCTGAAGCAGTAGACACCTACGGCACCGTCTTCAGCTATGAAGCCTCAAAAGCCGCGTTCCAGAAGTGGGTCAATCGCACGGCCAACGTCCGTGAGATGCACCAGAAAATGGCAGTGGGCAAAGGCATCGGTGTCTTCTTCGACGATGCCAATCGCCAGGTCATTGTACGCAGCCGTGTGAGCAAGGGAGCAAAAGATACCTGGCTCAAAGTGCAGGAAGGTGTCCTGACTGGCTACTCAGTAGGTGCAATCAATCCCGTGTGGGAAACTGTTGAGCGGAATGGCAAAACCTATCCGTATCTGACCAGTTACGATCTGACAGAACTCTCCCTGGTTGACAATCCCAGTAATCCAGATAGTTTCCAACTCAGCATCTGTCGTGCAGATGGTCTTACCGATGTGATTGAGGTGGAGGTAGAACAACCCACAGGCTCAATAGTCCAACCCACACCAGAAGCTGTGGAGCGCAAAGGTGCACGCATTAGTGCCGATACCCGCGCTCAACTTCACAGCACCATTGACTCTCTCAAGAAAACCTGTGGATGTGATGAGTGTATGGGGGAGACAGATGGTGATGGGGACAAGGATGAGGATGACGGTGAGCGTGTCGCCAAGATGACCGAAGAGCTTCTCAAGTCTACCGTTGAGAAGGTCATTGAGCGCGTGCTCTCTCCCATCTACAGCAGACAACAACAATTCCTTGCGAGACTCGCACAGGCTCAACCAGAAGAGCCTGAACCCCTCGCAGCCCAACCCGACCAGATAACCCCCTTAGTGGCGCAAGTGACAACCCTTCAGACCACAGTAGAACGCATGGCGCAGAGCCTGGAAAAGTCCTCGTTCCTTGACGAAGTACGCGCTGAACTGTCAGCGGTAAAAGGCCAAGTTGAGCGAATAGCTGCCCAGCCGATGCCAGGCGGTCCTGTCATGAACGGTGCTCCGATGCCACGTCCCGTAGCTAACAAAATGTTAGCAACTGACAACAGTGCCCCAACCATGCAGCCACGAGATATGAGCGCTGTACTCGATCTGCTTCAGGAAAAGGGCATTTTAGATACACTCGACAAGCAAGTTCAAGCCGCGTCCCTCATGGTGCAACCCATGCGTGGGCGTGTTGGAGGATAGATAGAGAATGGCAATAGATACCGCTTTGGTGCCTGCTGGTGCGAAGCATTCAGTAGGGAACACCAAGCAGGCTGTCGGTGTCATTGAAGAGGGCATGGTCCCGAATGGGGAACTCCTTCAGAGACAAGCCGACGCCGTGGCGAAGAATATAGAGGGTGCCGTCGCCTGGCACAATGGGCAGGAGTTTCCCGCAGAACTCACCCGCATGGTTGAGGAGAACGCCTATCGTGGCGTGACGAACTTGAACCAGGAAACGATCCGGGCTTTACAGCAGGGGACGATCACCCGCGATCAGGCGTTCGTAGGAAATAACGCCAATTTTACCGGCTATTACTTAGAGCCGGCGGCGAAATATGTTATTCCTCAGCTTACACCACTCAGGAATATGACGCCACGTGTAGCTGGGGTTGGCATAGATACCATCAACTGGCGTGCCATCACCGACTACTTCGGTGGTTCTGGTCCAAGCGTAGCAACCGCAGCACTACAGCAGCAATCGACGCCCACCTCCCTGACGTACAACTGGGTCAACGCATCCAACGTCATGAAGATGCTGAGTGTGAAGGACGTGGTGACATTCGAGGCAGAACTGTATGGTCGCATGTTCCAGGGCGATGTCAGAGCGACCGTTGCCGCCAAGCTCATTCCCGCTCTGATGCAAGAGCAAGAGTTCTGGATGATTAACAGCGGACAGAAGCTCTGGACGCCTCCACCTCCCTCGAATATCAGTACTGCTACCACAGGCGGCACGATTACCGCTGGCACGTACTGGTTTGCAGTGACTGCCGTCAATGCCAATGGTGAGACGCTCGCTGATGGGGGATCGACTCCTACACTGCTCAGTGTCACAACGACCGGAAGTACGAGCACAATCACCTTCAACATCTTCCGTGTCCCCAGTGCGACGAAGTACAACGTCTACTGTGGTTCTGGCAATAGCGCACCGGCCAATACCGCCTTATGGTTGCAGAGTGCAACCACACAGTTCGGTGGTGCCTCAGCACTAAATGACACAGGTGGTCTCTCTCAGGGCTACATCACCGTCACGATGACGGCTCCTCCTGCTGGTAGTGGCACGGCCTATAGTACCGTTGTTTCAGCAGGCAACACCGCGATTGTGGTGAAGTCTACCGACTCGAATACACTGAACCTGCCTCTCACGTATGATGGCGCACAGAGCCTCATCTATGTGAATAGAGGCTCCCCTTCGACCTTAGGTGTTGGTGGTGAGACACCGTTCATCAGGCAGCCAGCAGCGGCGAATGGCTCACTTGCTCTGTCGGATATGGACAAGCTCCTGGAAGACATGTTCCTGAACAGCCACGCTGATCCTGACTACATCTTCACGAGCATCAAGGATCACAAGAAATTGACGTACCTTGTGGCTCAGGGCACCAACTTCCGCGTGAATGTGGACATGGATAATGGGGGCGGCCTCTCGCAACTGATTGCTGGACAGCGTGTTACACGTTACATAAATCAAACGACTGGGAAGCTAATCGATATAGTTATGCTTCCATACATGATGCAAGGCACGATCATGGTGGGGAGTTTTACGATCCCGTTCCCAGTGTCTGCATTTACGTCACCAATTTTTAGGTGCGAGTACAACCGTGACATGTGGGCCGTCGAGTACCCACCAGATCAATCGCATTATACGCAGTGGGCGTATTCAGCATTTGTCAATGAAACGATTGTTAATCAATTTCTTGGCGGATGGGCGCTGATGTCAGGTATCAGTACCATCTAGTACCTGCTCAGACTAGCTTGGAAAAGGTCCGAGAACCTCTTCCACATTGGCACCTGAACAAAAGAATAGTAAGAGTGATATAATAGCATTGGCTGTCTAGTCGTGGTCTGATCAACCAGGCGAAAAGTGAGTAAGCCTTGCTCACCTGACAGCCGCCACCACACAAGGCTCAACTAAACGAGAGGCGGTTTAGAACAATGCCGTATGCATTTGTTGGTGCTGGCATTTATGCGATTTGCAACAGCATCAATGGACATTGTTACGTTGGCTCATCTGCTCATCTGAGATCACGCCAACAACAACATTTCTCCCAATTGCGTCGTGGTAGACATTACAATTATCACCTGCAAGCAGCTTTCCAGAAATATGGTGAAGAGGCATTTGTCTTTTGTGTCTTAGAGCCTCTTGAGGATAAAAACCTGCTTGAAGAGAGAGAGCAGTTCTATATTGACCTGCTACATCCTGAGTACAACATCTGTCCTCAAGCTGGTAGTCCACAAGGAAAGACTCTCAAACAAGAGACGAAGGACAAAATCAGGCAAAGCCAAAAAGGACGTGTTCCACCAAATAAGGGCAAAAAGCAAAGTGAAGAAGTTCGTCTGAAGAAGGTGGGACGCAAGTTTTCAGACGTTACCAGGCGTAAGCTAAGCGAATCTGCCAGGAAACGGAAACGAAAACACAGGCCAGAAACAAGGCTCAAGATACAGTCCACTTGGACACCAGAGAAAAGAGAAGAGGCAAGAGCAAGAGCACTGAGTCGAAAAGCCAAACCGCCTCGACCATCTCAAAGACTTCCTCTTCCTCCAAAACCTCCTCCTACTCAAGAGGAAATCGAACAGCGCAAGGCTGCAACTCGACAAAAATTGAGAGAGGCAGGACTAGGCAGAAAGCTTAGTCCAGAAACCATCGCAAAGCGTACGGCAACACGCAAGGCTAATCAACAACGCAAAGAAGCCCTTCAACCCAAACCACCAAAACCAGAGAAGCCTTCCATCTACACAAAGGCGCAACGGGACCGGATGAGTGAGGGAATGAAGACTTACTGGGCACGTAGAAAAGCCGAGCAAGCCCAACAGCAATCGCAACCAACGCAACAACCCCCACTGACTCAGGCTGGTTCTGAGCCGGTGGTTCCCATAGAGACGCAAAACCTAACTCAGCTCTCCTTGTTCGATCTGTAGTGCCGAGAGGGTATCACCTCTCGGATGGAGGTGATACCCTTGCCAAATCTCACTAACCCTATAGCAGATACCAGTTTTGAGGTGCTCAGCACCCCAAGGCCCGTAGTCATCTCAGACCTCTCAGGCAATTCCTTCACGCTTGGCCAGCAAGCGAAAGCCAATAGTCTCCCAGTAGCGATTGCCAGCGATCAGGGCCTCACAGCGGCTGTATCGGCTCCTCTGCCCTCTATCGTGCAGAAAGCCAGCAATGTCTCAGCATCCAACGTGACCACACTGGCGAAAGCGTTCACCAATAACAACACCGCAGGCAACTCCATTGTGGTCGTGTGTGGTGCTGGCAACAATGGCACGCTCACCGTGACCGACTCGCAGAGCAACACGTACTACTCAGCCGTTGTGCAGGCAAACAGTACCACGTTTGAGGCACAGATTTTCTTCGCCACGGGCATCGCTGGTGGTGCGAATACCGTGACCGTAACAAATGGTGGTTCTGCCGCATCGATGGCCATGCAAATCTACGAGGTGAGTGGCCTCATTGCACAGGCAGGCAATGTCCTGGGTCAGACCACCTCAAGTACGGGGACATCGGCAAGCCCAACGGCGTCCAATATCGCGGTCGGATTTCCTAATGAGTTGGCATTTCTTGGCGTAGCGGTAGGTACGGCGGCACAAGCTGTGAGCGCGACATCTGGTACGTTCTGGACGCTTGACTCGACGCAGAACTCAGGTGGCACTCCTTCGGGTCTGTTCACCTTTGGAGCATTATCACAGCCTCTTGGGACACTCAAGGCGGTACAACCGGCGGCCACACTTGCTGGTTCTGAGCCGTTTGCGATGGTGGCTGCCACGTTCAGGCCAGTCACGCTGGGGGTACAAGGGACCGTCACGATAGGTGGATACAACTATACCAATATCACCTCGAATGCCACTACCGTGGTAAAAACTGGTCCTGGCATTTTGCATTCCATCGTCGTGAATACGCCGCCTGCTGCGACTGGGACGCTCACGCTCTACGACAATACAGCAGGGTCTGGAACGAAAATCGGCACGCTCACGGGCAACACTGCTACGTCAATGCCAGCATACACTCTGGTCTATGATGTTGCTTTCTCAACAGGATTGACGGCTGTGACGGCAACGCAGGCTGGAGATTACACGATTGTCTGGAAGTAGGAAGAACATCGAGATGAGGGGATTGCTCCCCTCATCTCCAATGAGGAGATAGTCGAGGAGCGTGTATGGCTGAGCAAATCATAAACGGTGGGACAGCTAAGTCGGTGTTTGTGGTGGACTCATCGGGCAATCCTGTGACTGCCACCAATGGGGTCCCGATCAACCTAGCTCAGGCTGGCGGAGTCGCCCTGTCGGTGGACTCATCAGGGCGTATCATCACCATTCCGTTCTTGTCGGTCATCCTGAACCAGGCCAGTTCCGCACAAACCTCGTGGACTTCAAGTGATCTCTATGTCGGGAATGTGCGAGCGATTGCGCTGGATATCAATGTGACGGCGGTGGGGACGAATGTGACGTTCGTGCTGTCACGCAAAGGGCTGGATGGCATCTACTATCCCATTTACAGTCCCTCAGCTATCTCCTCGGCTCCCACAAAACTCTCGACTTCCATTGGTCCAGGCTGTACGGTGGCTGCTGAGCTTGGAGCCAATATCCAGTTGTCCTTGACGACGACGGGTGGAGCGGCCACATTTAGTGCAAGTATTATTGGAAAGTGAAGGAGTGTCTCTATGGCCACTATCCAGAATCCTATCTGTGATGTCAGCCAGAACCTGAACTATTTCCCCCAGAGGGTCATTCAGACTGATCAGGCAGGCAATGCGTATGCCTCTCAGGACTTGTCTGCCCTGCTCAGCATTTCGGGGTCCTCGGCCAGCAGTACCCAAACGGCGACCAACCAGACGAACTACATGTGTCGAGGAGTGATTGTGGTCTTCAATGTCACGGCCCTGACAGGCACGAACCTAACGCTCACTATTCAGGGTGTTGATGGAGCGTCAGGCGTGGCCTATACGCTGCTCGCTGGGAGTGCTGTGACCACGACAGGGACCTACGTCTATGTGGTCTACCCAGGTGCATCAGGCACGGGAACGGCTAGTCTGCCTTTGCCGCATACGTGGAACGTGAAGGTGGTTCCCTCAAGTGTGACGAGTGCCACCTATACCGTTGGCGCATCGGTCATTCTCTAGGGAGCGGAAAGGAGTTTTCTTATGGCATGGACCAATCCGAATGTGGTGCAGACGGGGAGCGGCTCTGTCACGACCTACTCACAGTACGCTCAGCCCGTGCTGCAAACGGATCTCAACGGCAATGGAATCAGTTGGAATACAGACGGGATCACGCTTATCAGTTCGGCGGCATATACAAGCACGCAAACAAGTGCCGATCAGACGAATTATAATGCGCGTGGGGTGATCCTCTACATAAACACGGGATCGTTCGGGAGCGGGTTCTCCAATATCGTGGTCAATCTTCGGGCAAAGGACCCCGTGAGCGGGAATTACGTGACGCTGGTTTCCAGTTCCGCTTTGACAGCCAGCACGTTTTCTGCCATCGTCGTCTATCCAGGTGCCAGTGGCAGTGGCACAGCAAGTCTGCCATTGCCCAAGACCTGGCAGGTCCAGATTACGGCGACTGCGTGGGGAACCGGGGGGAGTACCGTTGGTGTGGCCTGTGCGGTTCTGATCTGAGAGGAAGAGAGATGTTTGGGTCAAGCCCATCCACACATATCACACCGCTGACGAGCAGGGGAGCGCCTCACTTGGGAGCCGTGCATATTCAGCTCAGTGGGGCATTTATCACGACAAAGGGAGGGAAGACTCGTCCCGCTCCCAGTAGTACGCAAATCGTGGCTCCTCATGTGGGAAGCCAGAGAAAGTGACAACTCCCCACGCCGTTATCGGCGGGGGCTTCTCAGTTCGACCGGCCTCCCATCGGAGACCGTCCCTGAAGGCGCTGCCCGCGCCTGTACCAGAAAGGATGCTAAGAAAAGCTTGGCGGCGAGTAAAATGTTCTTTGCGGCATTCACGTCACGATCTGCTACATAGCCACAGAAAGGACAAATGTGAGTACGGACAGAAAGACTTTTCTGGACAATCTCCCCACACTTGTGACATTTCTGGCTGGTGAAATGGGGTCTTACTCGTATCACTCTGTGACCAGCTCTTTCAGCCTTATCAGTAAGGATATCGAGGAATGCTCCCCAACTTGCATCGTGAATGCTTTTTGCCAGGTGATGGTTTTTCACCATGTTGGTGATCTGAAGGTCTTCAACTGCAATGACCTGATAGGTGTCAGCATACTTTTTCGCCGTCTTGAAATGAAAGTCGCGCCGTTGACGGCTAATCTTGAGGTGTGTTTTCGCAACATTCTTAGCAGCCTTCCGGCGTCTCTTGCTCCCCTTCTTCCGACGGGACAATTGGCGTTGTTTGCGTCTCAAGGTTTTCTGACTCTTGCGATAGTGACGTGGGTTCTCCACCGTGTTGCCCTCCGAGTCAGCCAGGAAGACTTTCAAGCCGACATCGAGGCCGATGTCAGGATGCTCACACACCTCGCTTGTGTGTTCTGTCTGATGCTCGATCTCACAGACGATGAGGGCGTACCAGTGGTCATCGGCTCGCAAGACCAGATACGCTGTCTTGGGTTTGCCTTCAAAGGGACGATGCAATTTGATCTTGATGGACTTGCCCAGTTTGCCTGGAACGATCAGATGTTTCTTGTCTTCATGCAAGTAGACATCTTTGCCGTATTGCCGCAACTGGATGGAGTGCCACTGGTTCGCGGATTTGAAGCGAGGAAATCCCACTTTCATGGCAAGTTCTTTGCGTGCGAGGAAGCGTTTGAGGGCTTTACTGAGCCGATCAGCAAGGGTCTGCACGGTGGTGGCTGGAATATGTTCCCCACCACGTCCCTTAAAGCGATTAATCAGATCATACTTGCCTGGGAACGTGCCCTTGTCCTCATACTGGTGCTTCACAGCCTCAAGCATCTCATTGTACAGGATGCGAGACTCTTGCAAGCACTGCATGAGCAAACGGGATTGTTCCTTATTCGGGAAGAGTCTATATTCAAACGTCCTCATGGCACTATTCTATCAGAGTCATTAGAAATTGTCAAGAGTAGAAAGGCAACAATCATGGCCACAATGAAACAGGAAGAGATCCACAAGGCCGATCCCAGTTCTTCATCCCAAGACGCCCGTCTTGCCGCATTGGAGGAACAACTCCGCGACCTGACTGCCCGTCTTGCCGCCGTAGAGAGTATGGCTCATAGTGAGCACACGCTGAGTAGCGAAGGTGTCAATCAGATTGCCTCCCACGTGATGGGGCAAGTCAAGGAGCACTTGCACAAGTCCCTCGGGCATAGCGGGATGCCCAGCGTCGGCTAGACGAAGAAGAAAGCAATGGATCGCAAGGCTAGATCAGGCTGCCAGGTCAAGCATCACAACAAGAAAAGAGAGAAGCTATGGCCTGGTATGATCCAGCGTTTTCCTATAAAAAATCCATTGTTATCCCTCATGGGAAGGTCAGTGGTGGCTCTGACCTCCTAGACTTCCCAGTTCTGATCTCCCTCACTGACAGCAATCTCAAATCGATGGCCAATGGGGGATTAGTATTTTCATCGAGCGGGTACGATCTCCTCTTTACAGATAGCAGCGAGACGAGAGAACTGCCATATGAGGTGGAGAGTTATACGGCGTCTTCGGGGGCGCTCGTGTGTTGGGTGCGAGTGCCCGTGTTGTCTGCGAGTCAGGACACGGTGCTCTACCTGTACTTTGGCAATAGTACGGTGACGGGGCCACAGGCGACGGCTTCCAATGTGTGGACTCCGAACTATCGGGGTGTGTGGCATCTTGGGAACGGGACAACCCTCTCGTGTGCGGATTCGACCTCCTTTGCCAATAATGGGACCAATCATAGTGCGACGGCGACAACAGGCAAGCTCGATGGGGGAGCGGCATTCGTCTCTGCGTCCTCAGAGTTTATTCAAATCCCCGCCTCCAGCACACTCAATAATCCAGGGTCCCAGGTCACAGTCAGTGGATGGATCAACACCTCCTCCTCGGCGAGCATGCTCATCTTTTCCAGCGGCAATGGGAGTAGCACTGGCTATCAACTCGGAATCGAAGCCTCTGGCGTTCCCTTCCTCTGGTCCAGCAGCAATGGCAGCAGTGTGGATGGCAGTTCTGCCATCAATAATGGCAGTTGGCATTCTGTGGTGGGGGTCTGGGATGGCACCAATGGGACGCTCTACGCCGATGGCGTCCAGGTCGCACAAGCCGCTCGTACCTTTACGGCAGGGACTATTGATTGTCAGATCGGGACACAGTGTACCGGATCGGGATCGACCTCCTGTAGCTGGTACTTCAATGGGTCCCTCGATGAGGTGCGTGTCTTCTCGGGAGCACGATCCGCCTCCTGGATCGCCACCGAATATACCAATCAGAGTGCCCCTTCCTCCTTCTTCTGGGTGGGAGAACTCATCCCGTATACAGCCAATGTGGATGATGCTGTTCTGGTGGTTTCCTCTCAGGCAACCACGCAAACCTCAGCCGACCAGATCAATGCCGGGGCAAAAGGAGTCGCACTCACGCTCAATATCGCCACCTGTGGCAGCGGTGAGACCTTCACGCTTACTGTGCAGGGCAAAGATGGAACTTCAGGGGGGTACTACAACCTCGCTTCCTTCTCTGGCTTGGGATCATCCACCTGCACGGTCTACCCAGGACTTTCACCCTCTGCCACGACGGCCTCACAGGTCCTGCCGAAAACGTGGCGCGTCTACGTCAGTCCTTCCACAAGTGACTCAGCCACGTACAGTGTTGGGGCCAGTCTCATTTCGTAGGGGGAAGACATGACTTGGTACGATCCCGCTTTTAGTTACAAGAAGACCCTCGTCATCCCTCATGCGAATGTGCAAGGGGAGAGCGATTTGCTTGACTTCCCTCTCCTGGTAGGGGTGACTGATCCCGACCTGATCTCCATGACGAATGGAGGACGGATGGCTTCTCCTGTCGGCAATGATCTCCTCTTCACAGATGCGACGGAGACGCGACAATTGCCCTACGAGATCGCCTCCTTCAATGGGGCAACTGGCAATCTGCTCGCCTGGGTCCGGGTGCCGGTGCTGTCGGCCAGCCAGGATACACTCTTGTACCTGTACTTTGGCAATAGTACCGTCACGACTTCACGGGCGCAGCCTTCGCTCGTCTGGGACTCGACGTATAAAGGGGTGTGGCACATGGAGGATAACGCGAACGTGGCCGCTGTCACGCCGTTTTCCCTCTATGGCAGAACATCTGCGTCAAGTACGCTCTCGACTGCGGCTACCCTTGCCTCTTCCACAGGGGGGATAGCCACGACGGTGAATACCACCGTGCCAGCAGGCAGTGGGTACTATGAGTTGTTCGGGCTTGGTGGCACCTCATCGGCTCAAGGATCACTTCCTTCGCCTTCAGCGAAAGGATGGCTCTACGATGTCACGAGTCTTGAAGGGAAGAACATTCTCAGTGGGACATGGCTCTTGACGGGAACTATTGCCGTGGGAAGTGGAACCATCCCGAACTGTACGCTGACCCTGCGTGCTTATAAACGCTCATCGGGGGGAACCTATACGGCGATCTGTTCGGTGACTTCCTCGCCCTTTACGCTCACCTCGACGGGCAATACCCTCTCCATGACGGTGAGCAGCGTTTCTCAGATCAGTTTCGGGAGCGGCGACAAACTCTATGTCGATGCGTTTCTCAATGCCTCTCCTGGAAGTCAACGGAGCATCCACGTCTCGGTCTCGTCAACATCATCGGGACTCTCCAATGACCTGGAGATCGACACGCCAGGATACCAGAACCCTTCGGACCCGGCGCTCACCAATGTGCTGGACTCGACAGCGAATGCGAATACGGGAACAGCGGCAGCCTCCACTTCGACGCTCTCAACGACCGGACAAATTGGAAATGCCCTCACCTTCAATGGGTCTTCGGATGTCATCACACTGGCACAGACCCCTCTCACAGGGACGGGTTCCTTTTCGGTGTTTGCTTGGATCAATACGTCTACCACTTCCACCAGACAGGCGATTGTCACGTGGGGAGGCGCAGGAACGAACACACAGGAATTGCTCTCTGTCAATACGGCAGGGGCCATCCAGAATGATCTGTCAGGAAGTACAGGGCCACAGTCTTCGGTCACGGTGACGGATGGCGGCTGGCATCATGTCGGGGTTGTGAACACTGCGGGGTCCTTTCAGCTCTATGTGGATGGAGTGGCAGATGGCAGTCCTGTCACCTTGTCTCCCAATCTCACAAGCGGGTCGCCACAGATCGGCAATGATGGATCAGCACATTGGTTCAACGGGACGATTGATGAGGTCCGTATCGAGAGTACGGCACGCACGGCCAACTGGATTGCCATGCTCTATGCCAATCAGGTGAGTCCCTCTTCGTTCGTTCAGGTGGGGCAGACGATCCCCTCCATGAAAAACATCGAACTGACGGTGCTCTCAGCCAATTTCGCAACGGGGACAATGACCTCCGCTGACCAACTCAACGTGAGTGCCCGGGGAGTCGATCTCTTCCTGGTTGCCGTCCCCCAAAGTGATCAGACATTGACAGTCACCGTGCAAGGGAAGGATGTGGCTTCAGGAGCCTACTACACTCTCGCCTCTTTCCCTAACCTCGCCTTCGGGTTCTACACGTTGACGATCTATCCAGGACTCTCTTCATCGGGAACGTCCCTGGATACCGTTCTGCCTCGTGTGTGGCGAGCCATCGTTACCCCGACCACATCGGAGACCTATACCTGCTTGCTTGGAGCAAGCCTTCTGTCGTAGAGAGGAGAAACACATGAGTTGGTATCATCCCGGTTTCGCTTTCAAGAAGGCGATGGTCATTCCCCGTGCCAATGTCAGTGGGGGAAGCGACCTCCCAGACTTTCCTGTGCTGGTTTCCGTCTCCTCTCCCGACTTGAAATCTGCCTCCTTTGGGGGATTGGTCTGTTCGCCCGTGGGGCTTGATCTCCTCTTTACGGATGCAAACGAGCAGAGAGAATTGGCCTATGAAGTGGAGAGCTATAGTGCGGAGACCGGGGCACTGCTCGCCTGGGTGCGTGTCCCTGTCTTGTCGGCAAGTCGTGACACCGAAGTGTATCTCTACTTCGGCAATCCCACGATCACGCTTCCCTTATCCAATGCCATTGGCACCTGGGACCCCTACTTCTCAAGTGTGTGGCACCTGGGCAATGGGGTTCAGCTCAATGCGTATGACTCCTCCACGAATATCGCGGGTTTTCCCCAAACAGCACTGCCGACCGAGGGTCTTATCAACGGGGGAGCAGCCTATACGGGGCAAGAGACCATCCAAAGTCTCAATACGGGGAGACTTGACATGTCCTTATCCTCCCCCTTCGTCCTGTATGGGTCGGCGACTCATGACGCGACACTCACCACGGCGTGCGACCTGGCAGCGTTTCAAGGCGGAACAGAGACCTCTGCTACCACCACCGTCACGGGGACAAATGCCTATGCCGAAATCCAGTCGACATCCGGGACGGTTGCGAGTGTTTCGAGCATTCCTGGGGCGCCAACGGGCAAAGGATGGGTCTATCAGCCTGGGACTGGAACGTTTGTCGCAGGCAATTGGAGTGCCTCAGTGACACTCTCGTCGAATCAGTGGGGAGGATCAGGACATACCGATGTCACCCTTCGCTTTTTTAAGTATTCGAGCGGAACCTATACCTCCATCGGGACCATCAACACGGCCATTACTGGGACAGCCAAAACCACGTATTCCTTCTCGGACACAGCTCTGTCGTCTCTCACTTTCGGGGCGAATGACCTGCTCTACGTAGACCTGTGGTGGCATGACAACAATGCCTATGCTGGCACTGACAATCCAACCGTGTACGTCTCCTCCTCCTCGTCTGTCGGGGTAGCCGATGACATGCAGATCATTACGTCCACGTTCGTGCCCAGTGGACTTGTCGGCCCGACAGTTACCCTTTCAGCCTGGGCGAAACGAGAGCGAATAGGGACCTGGCAAACGCTCATCGCTCATGGGACAGGGACCGGGCGGGATTACGATTTCGCCTTCTCAGGAGGGAGCACCTATCCTTCAGGCAGTGGAACAACAACGGGGTCTTCGGCTGACAATCTCGTCTTTCTCTATCGAGATCCAAGCGACACCACCTGGCACTGCTACGCTTCGACGGCTACCTATACGGATACAACCAGTTGGCATCATTATGCGGTGACGTATACGTATGGCGTGCCGCAATCGGCCACCTTGTATGTGGATGGCGTGGCCGTCTCAGGCAGGTGGACGAATGGCACAGGAGCCGTGCCACCTTTTGCCACCTATGACAACTTGGCGATTGGCTCAACGACTGATAGCGGGGAAGCGTTCTTCGGCACGCTGGATGAAGTGCATATCTCCAAAGGCACAACACGGGGCGCAGGCTGGATTGCCACTGAGTATCTCAATCAGGTGAATCCCTCGGCCTTCCTTCGGGAGGGAGAGACGGTTGCCTTCGAGGGAAACGTGGATATCCCCCTCATTGTGGCCTATGGCAGCACGACGGCGAAGACGTTCTCCCAACAGAACAATACAAGAGCACGGGGAGTGAGGCTCGTGCTCAACACCACGTATCTGCAAGGGGACAATCCCCTGATTGTCACGCTGGCAGGCCAGGATGATACGAGTGGCACCCCAATCATCCTGGCCTCATGGACGACACAGGCACAGGTGACGGGACAAGCATTGGGCACGACGATCATGACCTATTATCCAGGCTTGCCCAACTCCTCTCTTGTCACATCGGGCCTCTTGCCCAAAGTGTGGGAGGTCAGTGTGAGTCCAACCACGAACGAGCCTGCTTCATATACGCTGGGAGCCTCACTCATCGTGTAGTGATGAGCGAAGAAAGGAGCCGCGACGATGACAGCTACGCAAGTCAACATAGTTGATCCGACCACTCCAACCAATCAACTAGCGGTCAACTCGCTGGGACAACTTGCCATCTCCAATTTCCCGGCGACTCAATCCGTGGTGGGCACGGTCAATGTCGCGGCCTTCCCTGCTAATCAGGTGGTAAGCGGGACGATTGATGTGACCGACCGCACCACGAGGCAATTAGGAGTGGTCTCCGTCTCTACCGGAACGCTCAACGTAGTTCCACAGGCCACGTCGTCGGTCTCTGTGACCTTACAAAATGCACAGAGCGCCTCTGCGAATGGGACGCCTCTTTCTGTCATGGGCTATGGCTCGGTGATGTTCACAGTGACGATGACCGGCTTCACTGGAACCGTGAACTTCGAGGGATCGGAAGATGGGACGAACTACGATCTCTTGCTCTGCACGCAGCAAGGAACCACGACCACCCTCACAAGCGTTTCGGGGACCTCAACCACGAGCATTCACCTCTATGCCGCCGCGTGCGCGGGCTTGACCTCGGTTCGCGCCCGGACCAGTAATGTCTCAGCCGGGGCCGTCACGGTGACGGCCCATGCCATCCCCATTGGGGGGAGCAGTGGAGGAGGCGGTGGAGGAGGCAGTAGTAATGCAAGTGTCAGTACAACAGGATCGGCAGTTCCCGCCTCGGCCACCTATGTCGGAGCCTCTGATGGCGCGAATCTCAAAGGCTTGCTTGTCGATGCTTCTGGCTTCCTCAAAGTCAATGTGGCAGCGGGCGGCGGATCGGGTGGCACCTCGTCCACCTTCGGGGCAGCTTTCCCTGGGACAGGCACCGCTTCTGGCTTTACCGATGGGACGAATATGCAGGCGGGGAAAGTCTTTGATGCCGATACAGGCGTAGGGACCGAATACCTGCAAGGAGTCATCCTTCGCAAGAGTGCTTCGGGTGGCTCAGTCGAGGCAGGGACATCAAGCAATCCGCTGCGCATTGATCCGACAGGGACCACAACGCAACCCGTGAGCGGGACGATCACGGCCAATGCAGGGACGGGGAGCTTTACCGTTGTACAGGCCACCGGCTCCAATTTGCATGCTGTTCTTGACAGTGGCTCCACGACGGCAGTGACCCAGACGACCGCCTCCAATCTCAATGCCCAGGTCGTTGGAAGTGTGGCATCTGGCTCTTCCAATACTGGCAATCCCGTCAAAATCGGCGGCGCATTCAATACCACACAGCCCACCGTCACGAATGGGCAAGCGGTCGATGCCCAGTATACAGCTCGCGGGGCAGCGATTGTCGCTACAGGGGTGGATGCTTTTGCGGTCAATGCCTCCCAATCGGGCACCTGGAACATTACCAATATTTCTGGCACGGTCTCACTTCCAACGGGAGCCGCTACTTCTGCCAAGCAACCTGCGCTTGGCACAGCAGGCAGTGCCTCAACGGATGTGATTACCGTGCAAGGGATCGCCTCGATGACGGCGCTCAAAGTGGATGGCTCCGCCGTGACGCAACCCGTGTCGGGGACCGTGACCGCCAACATCGGGACAACGAACGGGCTGGCGCTCGATACCTCCGTGAATGGCTTGCTCGTCTCACAAGGCTCGACGACCTCGGGCCAAAAAGGGCCATTGCTGCAAGGGGCAGTAACACTGTCCGCTCCCACCTATACGACGGCACAAACCAGCCCCATTTCCTTGACCACTGCGGGCGCGATCCGTGTAGATGCTTCCGCTACCACGCAGCCGATTTCGGGAACCGTGACGGCCAATGCAGGGAGCGGGACCTTCACCATTCAGTCGAATGCCAGCGTCAATCTCAACCAGATTGCAGGCTCATCTGTCTCAACCGCAGCCACTGGCATCATCAAGGTTGGGCTGACCGATGCATCAGGCAATGCGCTCAATTCCACCTCCAATGCACTCAACGTCTCTCAACAGGCGACAGGCTCTGTCTCCGCGACGATGCAGAACGCAGCATCGGCAAACGGGAATGGCACGACGCTCACCACGCTGGGCATGGCAACGGTAGCCTTTACGGTGAGCGGCACCTTTAGCGCAACGATTAACTTTGAAGGCACCGAAGACAATTCCAATTGGTCAGCGATAGAAGTCACCGCTTTCAACTCGACCACACCACAGACCACGACGACGACGACGGGATCGTTTGCAGGGTCCTGCGCGGGGATGCAGTCGGTGCGTGCTCGCATCAGTGGCTATGCTTCGGGCAATGTGACCGTGACGGCTCATGCGGTGCCACTCGGTGGCGCAGGTGGCGGTGGTGGCGGTGGTGGGTCAAATGCCAGCGTCGGGACGACGGCCTCAGCAGTTCCCGCCTCGGCCACCTATGTCGGGGGGAATAAATCTGGCAACCTCACAGGACTCTCTCTAGACGCATCAGGCAATCTCAACGTCAACGTGGCAGCGGGTGGTGGTTCAGGAGGCACCTCGTCCTCCTTTGGGGCTGCTTTTCCCGCTACAGGAACAGCAATAGGGGCCAGCGATGGCACCAATATGCAGGGGTTACTCGTGGAGTCCTCCTCGAATAAGAATCTGCGTGTGGCGCTCTACAATGGTGCAACAGAAGCCTCTGTTACCGGGGCCAATGCGCTCAAAGTCGATGGGAGTGCGGTGACTCAGCCGGTGAGCGGGACGATCACGGCCAACGCGGGGACAGGCACCTTCACGAACCAACAATCCAACATCACCACAGACTATGACACCAGCGCGGGCACGCAGACCATGACCATGTTCGGGGTGGCACTTCCGGCGAGTGGAGGAGCCGTTGCTGGTGGCACGAGCAGTAATCCGCTGCGCACTGACCCGACAGGGACCACAACACAGCCCGTGAGTGGGACGGTCACGGCCAATATTGGCACGACCAACGGCTTAGCCCTCGACTCCTCAGTGAATGGCCTGCTGGTTTCGCAAGGCTCCACCACATCAGGAGAAAAAGGCCCGCTCATCCAAGGAGCCGTTACCACGAATGCTCCTTCCTACACCACGGCACAGACCAGTCCGCTCTCGCTGGACACTTCTGGCCTGTTGCGTGCGAGTCTCAAAGATACCCCATCAAATACCAATAACCTCAACGTGAATCTGGCCGCATCGGCGGCGACTGTGACCGTTTCGGGCACCGTGACCGCCAACCAGGGAGGCTCAAACTGGTCAACGAACGTGGCCCAGTTCGGGGGCAGCAATGTCGTGACGGGAACAGGGGCCTCTGGCGCTGGGATCCCTCGTGTCACCCTCTCCAATGACTCCTCACTGGCGGCCAACCAGAGCGTCAATGTGAATCAGATTGGCGGATCTGCAATTGTAACGGCTGCAACGGGGGTGCAGAAAGTCGGAATCGTTGGCAATGCCGGGGCGACCATTGATAGCACGGTAGGAGCAGGGACAGCGCCTACGAATCAAGTGGTGGTTGGCTCAGTCTACAATGCTTCGGCACCTGCTCCCACGAGCGGGCAGGCGATGGCCCTGCAAGCCGACCAAGCTGGCAATCTAAGAACCTTCCCTGGTATTGCGCTGGCTTCCCTTTCCGCCTGGAATAGTTCAACGGGACTCAATGCGACACAGAACATCTTTACGAATTCGGGAGCACAGGCCGTCCTGGTGCAACTGACCCAGACCACGACGCTGACAGCCGGAGCGATTACCTTTGAAGTGAGTTATGATGGGTCCAACTGGTCTACGATCCCGGCAAGTGGTGTCCTTGATCCGACCTCGACCACGTTTGCTCAAATTAGCCTTCCGTATACAGTCCAGGCTAGCACGAATAAGCAGTTTTTGCTGAACATGAATGGAGCCCAAGGACTACGCATCAAACTCTCCACCCAGATCACGGGAACCGGAACCGTCACACCGAATTATGCCCTCTTGCCTGACTCCCCTACTGATACCGTGATTGCTCTGTCTCCCACGGCGGCAAACTTCAATGTGACTGCCAGCCAGGGAGGGACCTGGACCGTGCAGCCAGGCAATACCGCGAACACCACTCCCTGGCTCACCACGATTAACCAGGGGGGCAACAGTGCGACGGTCACGGCCTCCAATGCGCTCAAGGTAGACGGCTCTGGTGTGACCCAGCCCGTGAGTGGGACGGTCACGGCCAATATTGGCACGACCAATGGTCTGGCCCTGGACACATCCGTCAATGGGCTCCTCCTCTCGCAAGGCTCCACCACCTCGGGGCAAAAAGGGGTGCTCATCCAGGGGGCCGTGACCACCAACGCCCCAAGCTACACCACGGCCCAGACTTCCCCATTGTCGCTGGATACGTCGGGGCTCTTGCGTGCAAGCTTAAAGGATACTCCCTCAAATACCAATAACCTCAACGTGAATCTGGCCGCATCGGCGGCGACCGTCACCGTTTCGGGCACGGTGACCGCCAATGCTGGCACAGGGACCATGAATGTGGCGCAACAGGCTTCAGGCTCGACAAGTGCGACTCTCCAAAGTGCCCAGACGGGCAACGCCAACGGGACCTCCCTCACGGTTCTGGGGATGGCAACCGTCGTCTTTACGGTGACGGTGAGTGGTTTTACAGGAACCGTGAACTTCGAGGGAACAGAGGATAACTCCAACTGGTCCTCTTTGCTCTGTACGCTCGCAGGAGGTACGACAACCAGTACCACCGCAACCAGCGCTGGTCAATATAGCGCTCCGTGTGCAGGACTGCAAAGTGTGCGTGCTCGCACCAGCGGCGTCTCAGCAGGCAATGTGACCGTGACAGCTCATGCCGTGCCTGTTTCTGGCGGTGGTGGCGGTGGTGGCAGTGGCAGCAATGCCTCCGTTGGCGCAACGGCTTCCGCTGTTCCCAGTTCGGCAACCTATCTCGGTGCCAATAAGAGCGGCAATCTCACCGGCTTATCCTTGGACACCTCGGGCAATCTCAACGTCAACGTGGCAGCCGGGGGGGGCAGTGGTGGCACGTCCTCCAATTTCGGCTCTGCCTTCCCAGGCACTGGTACGGCTATTGGCGCTTCTGACGGCACCAATATGCAGGGCTTATTGGTGGAGTCCTCCTCGAATAAGAATCTGCGTGTGGCGCTCTACAATGGTGCAACAGAAGCCTCTGTTACCGGGGCCAATGCGCTCAAAGTCGATGGGAGTGCGGTGACTCAGCCAGCCAACATTACGCAGTTTGGTGGAAACAACGTTGCCACAGGGGCTGGCGCATCTGGGGTGGGAATACCGCGTGTGACGGTCTCCAATGACTCACAGGTGCAGGTATGGGATGGGACAACTGGTCCAGTTGCGGCAAAGGCGGCCAGAACACCTCCTGCCCTTGCTGACATCTCACATGTGCATTCGATTAGCCCCAACAACACAGGACTCCCAGTCAATCTTGAGTCCATTGTACAGAGCCGTGCGAATAAAAGCAGCGGCTCAGTGGCCTCGCTTGCTCTGGCTTTTACAAGCAACAATACACAAGGCAACTCCATCATCGTGGTCTGTGCAGTGGGCAATGGGACCGCTCCAACCATTAGTGACACCAATAGCAATAGCTACACGCAAGCGGCCCAGGTCGCCAACGGGACAGCATTCAATGTCGCTGTCTTCTACTCAGTCGGCCCGACGAGTGGAGGCGGTATTGCTTCAGGGGCCAATACCGTGACAGTGAATAATGGAGGCACGACGGCCTCCATTGCTATGGAGATTTACGAGGTATCCGGGCTCATCACGCAAGTGCAGGCCCAACCTGACGCGACGGCGACCGCTACAGGCTCTTCAGGAACGGCGGCGACGGCGAACATCAATGCTGCCTCTCCCAACGAATATGCCTTTGCAGGCGTTGGCATCGGCACAGCAGCCCAAACCATCACGGTGGGATCAGGCTGGACGAATGACTCTGGCCAGCAGAACCCAACAACGCCTGCGGGTCTGTTCTCCTTCGTGTCGATGTCCCAGTTCTTGGGGAACACGAAAACGGTTACTCCACAAGCGACCTTCACGAGTGAGCCGTGGGCCATTGCAGTGGCAACCTTCAGACCAGTGCTCCTGGGGATCGGGGGAACCGTCAATGTGGCCCCTGCGGCATCGGGCTATGTGAGTGCCTATGGCAGTAATCCGGCCAATACAGGCACGGCCAATACGGATGCCACCTTTAAGTGGGGGGCATTAGGAAGTACATCCGTGAACCATCTGATGATTCAAAATAACTCGACCTCAAACGTCCTGTGGGACTTAGACACGGCTACCACTTCTGCCAGTCCAATCATCGCTCCAGGGCAGACGATCTTCTTTGATGTCCAAACAACCGTTGTTCATCTGCAAAGTGCCACGGCCAATGTGCCCATTAACGCGGCATCGGGATTGATTGTTCGGGGGTGGTTATAGATGAGCTTCACAGCGACCTCCTATGCCTCGGTCATCATGCGTGATGGCCCCATCAGGTATTTTCGACTTGGGGAGACTTCAGGCACCACGGCGGCTGATAGTAGCTCATCTGCTCAAAACGGCACCCTCAACGGAACCGTGACCCTCAATCAGACGGGATTGATCACAGGCGATCCGAACGCGGCGATGCTCTTTGACGGGAGTACGGGCTTCGTGAGTTGTCCGTCGACGGGATTGCCCACAGGGGCGGCTTCCTTCTCGCTTGAGGCATGGGCCAAAATGCCCACTCCCCTGCAAACCTCTCAGAGCTTTGGGATTATTGTGGCTTACGGGGGATCGACGACGAATTCGGAGCCAGAACTCTATTTCCAGAAGAGTGATTCAACTCTGCGAGGCGATGCAGGAGGCACTCAGCCTGCTGGGGTCACAGCCGTTGCAGGGACAACGTATCACCTTGTCCTGACCTATGATGGAAGCATCCTGCGCTTCTACTCCAATGGCACCCAGGCAGGCACAGCCACAGTGACGGTCAATGTCTCCCTGTCCTTTGCCAAGATCGGTGCGGAGCAAGCGACGACGTCACACTTTTTTCAAGGCACCATTGATGAGGTGGCCATCTACAACAAGGTCCTGACTGCCGATCAAATCTTGCGCCACTATCAGGCAGGGATACAGGGCCTCATCCTCCAACCACGATCACGCACGATAGGGAGGGTCCTCTAATGGCCTTAGTCTCTACGTACCTTGACCCGCTCGCCTACCAACGCGCCCCTACGGGGCTGGAAAGTTCATCGCTTCTCTCCAACCTCCTCCGCCTTTCAAGTAGTGTTGCCGTCGGTGCTACCCAATTATCCGTCCAGGCACCAGGGCTCACGACGAACCTTTCTCTGGGAGACCGTCTCACGATCTTCGATGGACTGAACAGTGAAGTCGTCACCGTCACCGTTTCCACCGACACGCTCGGCGATCAGACCATCCAATGCACACCTCCCCTTGCCGCTCACGCCTCGGGCACCATCCTCTGCGGCGACGGCATCATGGGCAGTCTTGCCGATCAGATCGTCAACGCCTCAGCCACCCTGGAAAACATCTGCCGCCAGTCGCTATGGATCAGCACGTACACGAATGAGACCCTGAGAATGCCGAGCATGCGAGCCTCCATCGACAACCAGGGCATGCTCATCTTCCGCCCTCGCCATTTCCCTGTCATCGGGGACAGCGGCATCACGATCAAGCAGAACAATAGCAACCCTGTCACCTACGATGCCACACAAATCATCATCGATGGAGAAGCTGAAGTGGTTTCGGTGCCGTGGGTGACAGTGGCCACAGGAGGCGGTGGTGGAGGCAGCACGTATAGCATTCTCAGGAACGTCACTCGCAGCAGCAATCTCTGGTTGCAGATCACCTACAATGCGGGGTGGGCCGCGATGCCAGGGGATGTGACCGAGGCGATGATTTGTTTGGTGTCGGATTTGTTGGGAAAGAGATCCAATCCGCTGTTTAGTCAAAATTTTTCACTGGAAGGCAAAACCATCCAGCGCGTTTCATCAAGAGATATCAAAGGACAAGGCGGTTTGTACGCACGTGCCCTCGAACTCTTGTCTCCATACGTCGTTCGCCAGTATTGATGATGAGCTTAAAAGGAGGAGACATGGCAGTCTTTCAGCAAGAAACCCGTGTAGCCGTATGGCGAAACAACATCCCCGTTGCAGGGATGTCAAATGTCCCTGTTCGTATCCGATACATGAGTTATAAAGAAGCGGAGGCCCTCGGTGGTTCGGCTCCCTATGACTCGTTTTCCATTTCGACGATGCAAGGAGTTGTAGACATCCAGAGGAAGGACTTACTGGTAGACCAAGTGAATCTTGACCCAATCACGAACATGAACATGGTTTTCCGCGTCTTCGGTATTCCTCACGTCTTAGATACGTCCTACGTTCGTCTTGCCGCTGAGAAGGCAGCAGGCATACAAAACGTTGGGTTAGCATCACCGTCAAGATAGGAGTGTGGCATGGCAGAGATGTTCTCGATCAGTTGGAGTCCTGAGTCCCTGAAACAAATTGCTCAGCTAGTCGGAATGGCAGGAATGCTCACCCCTGCCATTCAGCAAGCCTTAAGCAAGGGAGCCGATACGATCATCAAGGCATCTCAGGACAATATGCCGTGGGGACCTGGGCCACTCTATGACAGCATGCAGAAGATGAGTGCTTCTCCGTGGGAGATCGACATCGGGAGTGACCTTCCGTATGCACATAGAAGAGAATTTTCTTTCAAAGGTCCAGACAGACTAGGGAGAATGTTCCCGAACGACCCAGCGGCATTTTTTTTAACCGATGCACTAGCGGCCCATCAAGATGACATTTTAGAGTTGCTTCAACAGGGAATTGAAGCAACTCTAAGCCAGGGAGGGAGTTGATGCTACAGCAGCCTCCCTCCGGCTATCCATTCATGGGGATACCTAGCCTGCTTTTGTCTATTGCACTTGGGGCAAGCCAGCACCAGGTAACTGATGTCATTAGCGGGAATATCGGTCCCCGCGACCCGCGAGAGCGGAAAGGTGTGATCGACTTCGAAAATGTATTTCCATTTGCCATTGGGCTGCTTGATGCGCTGAAATTTGGCCTGTCCACAAGCCAGGTAATAGCAGCGAAACTTTTGCCGATGCAGTTGCTCTTGAATTTGCGCGGGGGTATACGTTCCAGCGACACCAAGCTTGGCGGCCCGTTTCCTGCTATCAGTTGCTTTGCCCTCCATGCGATATCGTTTGGCACGTGCGCGTGCCTGCTCTCGCAGATAGTCCCTTCGTCGCTCATAGTAGGCTTGCCGGTCCTCCCTCTTCCTTTGCCGATAAGCTATGCCATATACTCTCTGTCGGGCTTGAATTTCTGGTTTGCGATAATGTGCTTTGTGCCTGACCTTAGAGCAAGTCTTGCACTCAGATTGCAACCTATCTGCACTCAAAGCCGTGAAATGGAAATGGTCCAAATCGGCAGGAAGTTGCTGCTTGCAGGCCGTACACGTCTTGAAAGGACTCTTTGGCAGAATAATCCGCGGAGTCGTTGCTATTCGTCTTTTGGCTGCCTCACTACGACATTGCTTGCATTCAAAGTGCAACCCATCCTTTGTCGTCTTGCTGGCATGGAAAAACGCCGTTGTAGGAGGTTTCCACTGCTCGCATCGTACACACTGCTTCAAGCCATCGATATGCCGATTGACTCTGCTACTTGGATGGGTGGCAGCATATTCTTGTTTACAACATTCCTTGCAGGTGGACACAACCCCATAGGCATACAGAATGCCAGAATGGAAGTACTCAGTCGTGGCAGGCAGGAGTCTTTGACACCCCTTGCATTCTTTGTAGGGAGTCTCTTGAAGAGGATGAGCGGCAGAGTCCGCACGTCTGCGAGCCATGCGGTTCTGAACCTGAATACGCCGTCGCTGTTTGACCTCCTCACGTTGGCTATAGGTGCGGCGTGTGGTTCGTATTTGTTCCTGATGCGTTCGCCGATACTGTCGTCTATAATCTCGCTCATGCTCTTTGTGAGCTTGTCGATACTGTCTCCGATATGCCCTCTGCTCTTCGCTATGAGCCTTGTCGTAAGCTCGTCGCTTCTCTTTGCCTCCTGGTCTGTCACGATACTGTTTCAAGGCCAACTTAGAGCAGGTTCGGCATTGTGGATCCAATCTATCCTTCGTACTTCGGTTCAAGTTAAAGAACTCTTGAGTGGACGGGAAGAATTGTCCACAAGTAGAACACTGTTTCTGCTCAGCCTGTGGAAGTGGCGTCTTTGGTTTGCTAGCAATATGAGCTTTGCGATAGGCATTTCGGCACTCTCTGCATTGCCTATTCAAGCCATCAGGAGAGGCGTAGGTAGCCGTCGCATTGAAGAACTCAGTAGTAGCAAGCTTGACCTTTTGACAGGTGCGGCATCGCTTATATCCGTCGGGAACTGGTGGAAGAACTTCTTTAGGAGTCTTCTGGCAGGTTCTACAGATGGTACGCCACCCATCCTTTTTGCTCCGGTCACGGGTGTAGTACTCAGAGGTAGCAGGAAGGGACTGCTTACATCGGTTGCATTGCTTGTAGGCAACGTCTTGAGGGAAAAGAGTCTCTTGGGGTATAATGCTCATACGGCAAAGCTCCATTTCTTTGTCGTCACGCTCAGGGGTGCCGCAAACACCGCCTGGGCAAAACAATATTTCCCTCTATTCTACCACAAACCCGCTTGTCAAGCAAATCTACGGCCAATTTCTTTTCCCAAAAATGGAGGTTCTATGACCTGCTCATCTCATCACCCACTCCACAATCATGAGCATGCTACCCGTCCACATGCAGCACATCACCGCATGATCCACAACCCGACTCACCACATCCGTGCTCATGGTGCCCATCATGCTCACCTTGCCCGCCATGACCAGCGCTCCTGTGGCACAACGCATTCCACGCGGCATCAGAGCACTCATGGGAGGAGACACTAATGCCAGCAAATACCGCCGCCGTTCTGAGTCAAATCATTTCCATGCTTCAGGGCATCCAGATCAACGGCGAGCCAATCTGGGGAGTGAACTCAGGCTCAGCCTATCCCAACAACTCCGTCCGTGCAGGCGTCTTCCTCGACGTGGTGGACTTGCTCCCTACTGCTGAGGTGACACTCGTGAAGGATGAGACCGCACGGTATGCACTGGGTGGCAAGATTGATGATAGCCAGATCTTCCAGATCAGAGTCACGGTCAACTATGCCGATGCGCCCACTGCTGAGTCACAAGTGATAGCAATCAGGGATGCACTGACACAGACGTTCCATGCGTCGGCACGGCTTGGGGGACTCAATGGCGTGGAGTTTTCCGGTCTCATTCCTGGGTCAGGGCAATATGGCTACGTTCTGAGAAACAATCTCTGGTTTCGAGGCTACGAGGTGCATCTCCACGTTCGCTATGAATACATGGTTCAGATTGTCCCGTAGTTCAGAAGAGAGAGGTGTCACATGTCCAATTATTCTGCCATGATTCTGGCAGATAATCCGATTCGATATTTTAGACTGAATGAGGGAAGTGGCACCGTCGCGCATGATCTCTCTTCCTCTGGGCAAAACGGCACGCTGGGTGGGACCATCACGCTCAATCAACCGGCCTTGATAAGTGGAGATTCCGGGGCCAGCAGCATGCTCTTCGACGGAAGTTCTGGCTCGATTAGTGTTCCAACAACAGGACTGCCCATCCTCGGCTTACCCTGGTCTATGGAGGCATGGATCAAAGTCCCCTCCCCGGCCTCGGGTCCGGCAGGTCCTTGTATTATGGGATTTGGCACGACGGGCACCAATCAGGCCGTGACCCTCTTTTATCAGGGATCGAACAAGCAGTTCGTCGTGGCCACCTGGAACAATGTAGGGGTGTTTACGGGGACACTCCTCGCCAGTCAGATCTATCATCTCGTCGGGACGTATGATCGTGTGACCCTGTGCCTCTATATCAATGGAAGCCTTGCTGGCTCTTCAGCCGTCACCTTCAATCTGGGGAGTACCTTTGCCCAAATCGGCAATGACTCGACCACCAACTGGTTTGGGGGCTCCATCGCTGAGGTCGCATGGTATGCCTACCCGCTCTCGGCTTCCCAGGTCGCCAAACACTACCTGGTCGGGAAGAACTCCCTCAATGTCCAGATTGTCGATACCTCCGGGCATATCCCAGGACTGGCCGCCACCTATCCGCCCAATTTTGTGATTGACATTGATGCGGCGGGCAACTATGGAGGGATGCAAAGTTCAACCTAGAGGGGAAGATGATGACTGACTATTATGCGAATGTGATCCTGGCTGATAATCCTGTGCGATACTTCCGTCTCAATGGAGTGCAAGCGCAAGATAGTAGTGGCCAGAATGCGAATGGGACGCTGAGTGGAGGCGTCACGACGGGGCAGCCAGGGCTGATCACGCGAACGACGGACTCCTGTATGTCCTTTGACGGGACCTCGGGCGTGGTGAGTTGTCCGACGACAGGACTGCCCACGGGAGCCTCCTCATGGACGATGGAGTGTTGGGTCAAGATGCCCTCCCCACAGGCCACGGGGTTTCCGATCATCCTGGGCTTTGGAACAGCGAGCGGGAACAATGCCGCCGTTCTGTACCTGGATGCGGCCAACCACCGCTTTGATTTGGGCACGTGGGCCACCGACCTGGTGCTCGGGGGCTCGGTCACGGCCAATACGATCTACCACCTGGTCGGCACCTACGATGGCACCACGGCGACCTTGTATGTCAATGGCGTCAAGATTGGAAGTGTGGCCACCACGTTCAACATCAGCTTAACTTTTTTTCAGATTGGAGGAGCTGGAACCACCTTCTTTTCAGGGCTGGTCGATGAGGCGGCTCTCTACTCCTCTGCCCTCAGCGCTACCCAGGTTGCCCATCATTATCATGCGGGGCAGACGGTTTCCCTGCCCTGGTTGACCGTCTCCTCTACTGGACAGATTCTTGATCCGATTTCCAACACCACGGTGCCTTTATGCGGGGTCAATACGGCGGGCTTTGAGTATGGGAATGCACAGTATCTCTATCAACAAGCGCGTCTCCAGTCCGTCACGACCTTGACACACGCCACCTATTGGCGCTTGGCGATCAATACGGAGTGGTGGAATAGCAATGTGCCGCTTCCTGGAGGAGGCAATGCCTTTGCCACGAATTATCAGCCGTGGATACAAACGGTGATCGGGTGGATCAAAGCCGCAGGATGTTATGTGCTGATTGATGCTGGCCCCGCCTTTACGATGCTTCCCTCAACAAGCAGCACACAATGCCAGGTGCTTGACTTTACCCCACCACTTCCGCTGACGTATATCAACCCTCCCGTGTGTAATCCGCCCATGTCCACCGCAGACTACGACTCGTTTGCCGGACGCACCGTTTCAGGCACGTGGGGAACGTCACCTAGTGGAAGCACATGGAGTGTCAGCGGGTCACCAGCCCTTGCGGTCTCCGGGAGTGTGGGAACGGTAAGCGGTGGGACCCCTGGATATATGACACTTGGAACCACTTCAGCTCAGACGCTTGAGGTGCAAGTACACTTCCAGGCCAGTGGGATTGCGACCAGCGGTGGTGATGAGATCGGGTTGCTGCTGTGCTACACGAATACGAATAATTTTTATCGCGCACGGATTACCCAAACAACGTTTGCTCTTGAGAAAATGTCGGGTGGAAGTCTCACCACGCTTGCCACCACCACGGTTACCGTCTCCAATGCGACCTTGTATTCCTTCTGGTTCTTTGTCAGCACGACGGGAAGTAATGCGGCCCTTTATGCGGAGTTTTGGGATGATGCTCTGACGGTTGATTATTGGATGCGTGCAACGGATACCAGCGCCTTGCCCAGCGGGAAGGGGGGAATCTATGCCTTCCCCAAGGGGAGTGATACGATCTCTGTTGATAACTTTTATATCAATACGCCAATCACGAGTTGCAATCCATCGCAAAATACGCAGAATTTCCCCCCGTGGACACAAGATCAGCATGTGACCTCTCTTCAAAACTTTTTTACTTCCTTCGTGCCGCTCTATCAACATGATCCTGCCATCTTCTATAATGCCATTAACGAGCCAGCAGGGTGGCCCTGGACAGATGTTGTCGCGGCGAATAAGCAGGTGCTCTCGACCATCAGAGGCTTGCAACCAGACTCGCTGGTCTTCCTGTATAACAATTCGTATGCCCAACAGGTGATACAGGGATCGACCCCGGACTATTCGGGCGCTGGCCTTGTCATCGATTGGCATATTTATGATGGCGGGTCCAATAATCCGTGGTATAACAAGTTGGGAAGGCAGCAGTCCTCTTGGACCTATGCGCAACAACATGGTCATGGATTTTCCGTGAATGAATGGAATGTGGGAGGGGGAAGCATCTGGCAGCCCCAAGACTATGCAAGCGCTATTGCGAATCTGTCGGTCTCACAAGGAGCCCCAGTTTGCTATTACCAAGACGGCAACTTGGTGCAGGGTGATAATGTCACCCTCACGACCGAGGGAACTCTTGTTGCGACGGTCTATCAAGCGCTTCGCAATGGGGCATCACAGTGGTATTCGTCATTCTATCGTTCGCGAAAGGTGATCACTCTTCTCGCCTCTGCTGTCAGTCAGGCGGATGCTCCCCTTCCGTATACTGACTTCCCCGTGCTCATCTCGCTCTCTGATCCCGCGCTCAAGACCATTCCAACAGGCACCATCACCAACAGCTCAGGCTATGACATCATCTTTACGGATGCCTTGCAAGCCTCTCAATTGCCCCATGAGATAGAGTCCTACGACGGTGCAACTGGGCGTCTTCTCGCATGGGTTCGCGTGCCACTCCTTTCTCCCGTGGTCAATACACAGATCGTGATGTACTTCGGAAATCCCGCCATTACCACAAGCCAAGCGTCTCCTTCTGGCGTTTGGGATAGCAACTATCAGGGAGTGTGGCATCTCTCGGATCAGGGGGCAGGGAGTAGCGTTCTGGACTCCACAGCCAATCTGCGCATCGGCACCAGCAGTGCAATCACCTCTTCCCGAACGCTCACCGGGATCGTTTCACGTTGCCTCTCCTTCAATGGGATCTCTGATAAAATCACGTTTGGAAGTACTTCCCTCCCCACTGGCTCCTTGCCTTGGACAATCGAAGCCTGGATCAATTCGGCGAGTGTTGGCACCTCTCAAACCGCCGTCTTCTTCGGAACTGCTACCACCAATGAGGGACCTGCGCTCTACCTGTGGACGGACGCACGCGCCTATTTGGGGACCTGGAATGGCAACAATGTGTCCTCAACTTCCACGCTCTCGAATGGGAACTGGTATCACGTGGTCGGGACCTTTAGCGGGGGAACGAACGGCACGTTGTCGCTCTACCTCAATGGCCAATTACAAGGGACACTGACCTGTACGCCGAATGTTGTCCTCTCTCAAGGGATGATTGGCTCGGACCCGAGCAATGCCTGGTTTCGTGGGAGCATTGATGAGGTACGGATTTCCACCATCGCCCGGGATGCGGGTTGGATTGCGACCTCTTATGCCAACCAGTCCTCCCCTTCCACCTTTTACACAGTCGGGCGTGTCCCTGCGGATGTCCCCGCTCCCTATCGGGACCTCGTGTCAGCTTCCAATCCGATTCGGTACTATCGGTTCGATGAGACCAGTCTCACCAATCTCGCAGACGTTGCCTCCAAGCAGAGTGGAACCTGTGCTGGAACCATCACACTCTTACAGACCAGCTTGATTGCAGGGGACGCAGATAATGCGATCCTGTTTGACGGGGTGACAGGATACATCAGCGTTCCAACGACAGGACTGCCAACGGGAGGACTCCCCTGGTCGATGGAAGCGTGGGTCCGTGTGCCCGTTCTGGCAAGTAGTGGAACGCCAACGATCATGGGCTTTGGCACATCCTCGACCAACCAGGCTGCCTTGCTCTCCTATCTGGGGAGTTCTAAACAGTTCCAAATCTCTGGTGTGACGACACCCACGGTCACGGGGGGAACCATTCTCGCCAATGACACCTATCATGTCGTGGCGACCTATGATCGTGTGACGGTCTGCCTCTACGTGAACGGCGTCCTGGTCGGCTCTTCACCTGGCACATTCAACCTGGGCAGTACTTTTGCTCAAATCGGCAATGACAGTACCACCAATTACTTCGGAGGCATCATTGATGAAGTGGCCTGGTATGCCTACCCGCTCACCGCCGCACAAATTGCCAAACACTATCGTGTGGGCAAGAATGGGCTCTCGGCCTCCATCGCCGATAGCAATGGGCATATCCCAGGGCTTGCCGCGACCTATCCCCCCAATGTGGCAGTCTACGTCGATGCAGCTGGCAACTTTGGGGGATATTCTAATGCGACTTGATTAGCAATCGGAGCGAGAAGCTTCGTGCTCTCGCCTGATCTCACGGTACGCCAAGTAGCCGATCCAAAGATAGGCAGCAATACCACCAATGACTGAACATGCGAGCACTAAAAGAAGACGCATAGACGATCCTTTCATTTCATGAGCGAATGTGTTCACGAAGTGAAAGTATAACAGGGAGGAGTGATCCCTGTCACTTTAAGTAGGAAAGAAATATGAAAGAGCTTATCGCTGACGAAAACGGCAACGTGGAAGGGATGGCCGCACAGTATCCACCAGGGACCATTGTCTATATTGATGAGGCGGGCAACTTTGCGGGACATGTCTCACCGG